CAGCCGCCGCGCTCGTGCCCGAGCTGGAAACGGCGCTCGCCGAGATCGGCGCGACAGTCGTCAAGGTCGGCGGGCCTGAGATGTCGCAGGCGTGCGGCGCGTTCTACGACGACGTTGTCGCCGACGACATTCGCCACCTCGGCGACCCGCGACTACAGGCCGCGCTCTCGGGTGCGGTGCGCAGCGATCGCGGCGATACGTGGCACTGGACGCGAAAATACTCGGCGGGTGATATCGCGCCACTCGTGGCGGCCACGCTCGCGCGTCATGGCCGCATGGTCTACGGCGCGACGTATGAGCTGTCTAACTCGTTTTGGTGAGGAGGCAGCGTGCACGAGCGAGTGACAACCGCGCTCGACGTGTTGGGCCTCCTACTCGTCGCTGCCGGCGTTGGCGCGTGGGTTTCCGTGTGGATCGGATGGGCCGCGTTGTCGGTGTCTGGCGTGCTCGTGCTCGCGGGCTCAGGGTTCGCCGCATGGTCGGCCAGGCGGACCAGTAGGGCGCCCTCGTGAGCCTGTGGGGGGGCCGCAGCAAGGCACCTGCGGAGAAGCGTGAGACCACGGCCGCCGATCTGATTCCACCACGGGGCGGCACGCGCGTGTGCGCCGTTGCAGTGACCCCGGACTCGGCGTTGAGACACTCCGCCGTCTGGGCCTGCCTGCGCCTGCGCGCGAACCTTATTTTGACAATGCCTGTCGACGCGTTCCGTCTCGTGGATGGCATCCAGGTCGACGTGCCGAAACCGCCGATCCTTATCAATCCTGGTGGCGAGCAGGTCGACATACTCGAATGGCTGTTCTCCACACAGATGGATCTCGACCGGGCCGGCAACACGATCGGTATCGTCACCGCACGCAATGGGCTCGGCCTACCCGCGCGCATCGACCTGCAACCTATCGCCGCGTGCACGGTGATCGAGCATCGCGACAAGCCGAACGAATACCGTATCAACGGAAAGCTCTATCCGCTCGAAGCTATCTGGCACGAACGGCAGTACACGGTACCGGGCCTCTCCGTTGGCCTGTCGCCCGTCGCGTACGCCGCGTGGTCGATTGGTCAGTATCAGAGCGCGCAACAGTTCGCGTTGGAATGGTACGGCTCGGGTGGAATCGCGAAAGCGCACCTAAAGAATACCGCGGTTGGCGAAGTCGGGTCCGATGTCGCGACCCTCGCGAAGCTCCGCTATAAGACGGCCGTCGAGGTTAACGACCTGTTCGTGTCCGGTAAGGACTGGGAACTAAACCCGATCCAATCCGAGGCCGTCGGTCGCGAGTGGCTCGACGCGCAACAGTTCGGTATCGGCGATGTCGCGCGTTTCTTCGACTGCCCCGGCGATCTCGTCGATGCCGCCGTGGCGACCGGGCACGTAACCTACGCGTCGGTAACGCAGCGTAACCTACAGTTCCTCATCATGCACCTCGGCCCGGCTGTCATTCGCCGAGAGGCCGCGCTGTCTCGCCTGCTACCGCGCCCACGTTTCGTGAAGCTCGGCACCTCCGCGCTCTTGCGGATGGACGACGCGATGCGAGCGAATGTCTTTCAAGCGCGGATCGCGTCGCGCACGTTAACGCCAAACGAGGCGCGCGCGCTAGAGAATTTGCCGCCGCTCACCGATATACAGATCGCCGAGTTTGATCGACTGTGGCCACCGAAGCCAGACGTACCCGGCCAGGACACGAAGCCTAAGTCGATCTGAGAGGACATCCGGATGTCGCCCGTGCTCGATCTAAGGGAAGCGGCGGACCTGCGCCGAGCCAAGTTCGCAGCGAATGGCGCGCCCGAGGACGGCGGTATCCGCAGCGCGAGCACACTTCCGAATGGTGCCGCCCGGCGCGTGTCCACGAAGGATCTCGGCGCACCGTGCAGCCTGCGCGCTAAGAAGGTCGATCGTGAGGGGAAATCCTTCTATCAGGTAGAGGGATACTTCACGGTCTACGAACGCGGTTACGAGATGTGGGACTGGGCCGGCCCGTACACGGAGCTAGTCAGCAAGGGCGCCGCCGAAGCCACAATCGCGGGCAGCCCCGATGTTGTCTTCCTCGTGAATCACGCCGGTCTCGCGATGGCGCGCACGGTATCAGGCACGCTCGAACTGTGGTCGGACGATACCGGCGGCGGCAACCGCGCGTTTCTCAACCCGACTCGGCAGGATGTCAAAGACCTCGTCGCAGCGATCGAGGATGGCACGATCACCGAGCAGAGCTTCGGCTTCATGATTACGTCAGGGCAGTGGAGTCCTGACTACATGGAGTTCCGCATTAACGAGTTCGACATGGATCGCGGCGATACGTCCGCGGTGAACTATGGCGCGAACCCGTACACGAGTGTGAGCGCGCGAGCACGGGAGATCCTAGACTCGCTCGACCATTTACCGGCCGGTGCCGCACGCGCGGCGCTCGACCGGCTACAGCACCGCCCCGACCTGGCCGAGCAGCAGATGCCGCCGGCCACGCACGAAACGCCGGTCGTGGTGGCGCGCAGTCTCGATTCGTATCTATCGCGACTAAACGACTGACAGCAAACCGGAGATTCGGTGGCGTCGGCGCAGTGTCCTGTTAATCCCCTGTGCCTGGAAGGCCACACATAATGACGACAATCGACGACCTTATCCAATCTATCGAGATCGAGGAAGAGCAGACCAAGAAGCGCTACTCGCGAGCGACGGCCGAGATCGAGACGGCTCTCGCGAAGGCGAAGGCGGAAGGCCGCGCGACTCTCACCGAGGAAGAGGACGGGGAGATCGAAGCCGCGTTCCGTACGCGCGACCGGGCGCGCACTGATCTCGTCGGGATCGATACCAAGCTCGCTCGGGCGCGCAAGGTGAAGTCCGAAGAGGCCGAGGTCGAGCTGGGCCTGATGGAGCGCGGGCACCCCGACTCGACCACCACGGCGCCTCGTCCTGCGTATGACCGGGTCGCGCGCGTGGGCCAGGAAGAGCGCACGTACCACAAGGGCAACACCGGCAAGGGCGGCCCGTTCCTGCGCGACATCGTGAAGCAATATCTCTTCCGTGACATGGAAGCGGAGATGCGTCTCACGCGTCACATGCAGGAAGAGCGTGTCGAGCGCGGCGTGTACCTGACTCGTGCCGCTGGCGATTCGGCCACGGCGAACTACTCGGGTCTCGTCGTTCCTCAGTACCTCGTCGACATGTACGCGCCCGCGATCGCGAACCTCCGTCCGTTCGCGGATATCTGCAACAAGCACGACTTGCCGCCGGACGGCATGACGGTCAACATCTCGCGCATCACCACGCCGTCGACTGTTTCGCTACAGGCGACAGAAAACGCGGCGGTGGCCGCGGGCGCCGACCCCGGATTCGACGACACTCTCCTCACGGAGAACGTCCAGACGGCCGCCGGTCAGGAGACGCTCTCGCGTCAGGCGATCGACCGTGGTACCGGTATCGAGATCATCGTCATGGATGACCTCTTCCGCCGCTACGCGACCACATTGGACGCGACGCTCATCACGCAGGCGGTTACCGGGCTGTCGGCTATCGGCACGGCAACGGCATTCACGTCCGCCTCGCCGGCCCTGTTCAGCGCCACGGCGGCGGACTCGCTGTATGGCAAGATCCTGTCGGCCGCGTCCGGCGTCGAGGCCGCGCTACTCGCGTACGGCGTGCCCACGCACGCCATCATGCACTCGCGTCGGTGGTACTGGATGCAATCCAAGGTGTCGGCTCTGTGGCCAGGCATTCAGCAGCCGAGCATCCCGGTTCAGTCCGGTGGTGTCGCCGATGCCGCTGGCTATAACCAAGGTGTTCGCGGCATTCTGCCGTCCGGGCTCGGCGTTGTGGTCGATAACAACATCTCGACCGCACTTGGCGGCGGCACGGAGGACGAGATCTACGTGGTCCCGTCGACAGAGTGCCACCTCTGGGAAGACCCGAACGCGCCCGTCTTCATTCGGGCCGAGCAGCCGAAGGCGGCAAACCTCGGCGTCCTGCTCGTGCTCTACGGGTACTTCGCGTACAGCTTCCGGCGCTACGCGAACGGTATCGCGAAGAT